GCAAGGTTCCCCTGGCGTAGGTCTGTCGGCCAATCCGCACCACATCTGTGGCTCGGTGGTTGGTGCCGAGCAGGTTCCCCAGATGCTCGCGCTTGCCACCCATCTTCTTCAGTTCGGCAAGCGTGAGGGTTGGCATCGGGATAGCCCAGATGTCGCCCTGCCTCTTGACCTCACGGCCCAGCGTCTCCGCATACCGCACCGCCTCAGTCTTCAGCGATTCGATAGCCTCGTCGTAGGACGTGGGCTTCACCCCTGGCGCAAGCTCGGAGATGAAGTACGACGGCCGTGTCTCGTTCGAGTCGAAGCCTGAGATGAAGTACGCCCACCTCCGCCTCGTTCGTGGTCGTCGCCCATCTTCAGGTCTGGCACGGAACCCCGTGCATTCTCGGCAGTGGTCGAACGTCTCACCCCGCCAGTCCTCCCAGGGCTCCGCCTTGCCTGTGCCACCGCACGCTTCGCACTTGACCCACACGGTGTACTCCACCTGTGCCCTGATGACAGAACCACCGAGCCAGTGCCGGAGCCGTTCGTTGCGGTACTCGATGCCACCATGGCCGTCGTCCGCCATCTCCCAGGTGATGCCCCGATGGGCAGGGTTGCGCCGTTGCACCAGAGTCTTCCGGCCGGTGTTCTTGACGACGGACTTCACGTGTTCCGCACCTTCAGGGATGCGCCAATACCCGTTCGCCCAGCACGACACTTCCTCAAGGGAACCAGGCATGCAGTACCCGCCGGTTCCCGGCAGGGTGGTGTGCTCGTACTCCCAGGTGGTGTGCTCTGGCAACTCCGCACTCACAGTGACGTGCGTCTCCCACCAGTCGTCCTTCACTTCGACGATTTGGACGGACTCGAAGACGATGCCGCACGCTTGCAGTGCCTGATACGGGATGGTCACGCTCGGCAGGTCTGTCCTGCCAATCGTGTTCCGCACCACGGACTGGTGCCTGCTGGTCACCGTTCCCCACACGTCGCCGTTGATGAGCCAGTGTGTCGGTTCACCCTTCCGGTTCCGCATGATGCGGGCCATCTCGAAGTGGTTGCCGTAGGAGAAGATACGGTCACCATCCACCGGCATGCGCCGGTTCAGCAGGTTCGGCTTCGTCGTTGTGCCCAAGCATCGGGCAACCCAGCGCATGGCAACGCTGTCGTAGTCGTTGTAGGTCATGATTCCTCCTTCCTAGTTGCAACATGTTGCAACTCCTCGTAGCGGTGCCCTCTCGGGCAGTCCTGTGTGGTGACAGCGCGCTCACATGGTTCACCGTCGTAGTGGGTGGCAATCCACACCGCACCCTTGTCGGTGGTGTACGCGCCGGGGATGTTCACTAGCATGGTTCACCCCCGTTCAGCAGCCTCACGCGCTGGTCGATGGTCCACTGTGCGAACTCGAGACGGTCGATAGCCCACGCGGTGAGTGATGGTTCGTTCATCACTTCCACGTCGCACTCTCGCGCCGACCATCGGGCAAGCAGGGCTGTCCCGTGCCCCGTGTTGCACCCATAGATGTCGAAGATGGTGCCGTCGTCGTCCTTGCGACAGCCGATGAAGTAGCACCCTCCGCCGTGGCAGGTGTGCGGGTAGAGAGGTTCCCCCATCTCACTCCACACTTCGGTCTTGTTCTCGTCAGGCATAGTGCACCCCCAGCAACTTGCACAGCGCCTCGTCGCCCATGTACTCCGCATCCAGTGGCCCAAAGTGGGCACCCAGGGCGAAGCGCAGTGCTGTCTCGAGGTTGGGCCCCGCACCCCACTCCGCGGCCTCGGGACATGGGCCCACTCCCGTGATGTGGGTCTCCGCCGTGCAGTCGGACAACTCCACGAAGAAAGGTTGCCGCTCGGGGTCTCGCTGATAGGTGACGTGCATGCGCCGGTCACTCAGCGCCACCGTCAGCGCCTCACCTAGTGGCCCAGCGTAGAAAGGGTCGCCCTTCCTGGTAAGGATGAGTTCGCTGTTCATGATTCTCCCTTCTCGAAGTATTCGTAGGTGTGTGCAGACTCGTGGAACAGCGCACCCCACCCCAGCAGGGCGACAAGGAAGAGCGTCGTCGTCACGGCCACGAGAACGACACCCTTGCGCGGCGTCATGAGTCACCTGCGTATTGGTCCTCGAACCCGTCCATATCGGACACGTCCTCGTCATAGTTGGAACGGTTCCCCCGCCAGTCGTCACGCAAGCGTTGGCCGAAGGCGTTGTATTGCGCACCGCACCCGCAGCTCACCTCCGACTGACCGCGGTAACGCTCCACTTCCCAGCCGCACGAGTCGCACTCCTTCACCCACGTTGGCTCGGGGTAGTCGTCGCCGTCGCTAAACGGTGGCTCGAAGTGAAGGTCGTCCAGCGCCTGCCGCTGGTATGCCTCACGCATGTCCTCGCTCATGACGCACCCTCTTCGTCGGTTGCTACATGTTGCAACTCGTCATCGAAGTCGAGCACGCCCACACCCACTACTGCCTCGCGTGGCATGACGGTCACCCAAGCAGGTGGGGCATTCTCGTCCCGTGCGTTGATGACCTCGAGGCCTTCCGCCAGGGCGGTCGCGCTGATGTTGGCAAGGAGTTCCCGCACCGAATCAGGCCGCTCACTCGCGATGAAGAGGGCGGCGTCACCTTTGGGCCCGGCAAACTCCGCTTCGAGCAGCACTTCGATGGTGACCGTCACTCGTAGGCCGCTCATAGCGCACCCACAATCGGCTCGTCCAGCATGACGCGGTGCTCGTCCTTGAGCCACGCAATCAGGGTGGCCGTGTCCTCTGCCACCTTGTCAGGTGAGGGTGCGTCGAACCGCACGTTCCCACCGTCTCGCACTCGTCGCTTCGAGTCGCACTCCTTGACGCGGCGACCCTTGACCGTCCTCATGGTTTTGGCCATGACCTCTCTCCAATCTTCATCCCGCACCCAAGCGGGCTTGCCTGTTTGGCAGGGCGACTCACCGACGTTGGCCGATGCGCCACCCAGCCAGTTGCAACATGTTGCAACGGCCGGCTTTTGGGCATGACTGTGCCCCACTCTTTACACAATACCCCTCAGGACAGGTTATGTCAAGCTGGGGCAGGCTCACTGAAGCCTGGCAATGGCATCCGCCAGAGTCTCCACCAGGACGTACTGCACCCCATCCAGGGCGTGCGGTTCATCCCGCACCAAAGTCCGCTCGATGACTCGGATGGTGCCGGCTTGGAAGTCCACCACCACACCACCGCGCACTCGATACCCATGGCAGAGGCACACTCCTGCCACCACATCACCCACTCCAGGGGTGGGGCGCAGGTATGCCCGAGCTGCACTTGTCAGCGTTGCTGTGCTCATTGTTCTCACCTCCTCCTAGTCGCATAGTCCGCCGGGCTTGCACCCGGTAGTGCCGTCGTCGCACACCCATGAGTCGTCCTCATAGGTGACGCACCTAGGCGTGGTCACGGTCTCGTCCCCGAAGTCGTCGAAGCAGGGTCGTGCCGCACTCTCCTCGCACGATGGCAAGGGTGCAGGCTCACTCACCCACGCGGCACCGAAGTACCCTGCGGACAGGAACAGTCCCGCGGCGACAATGGCCGCGGCGACGTCCTTGCGGTTCACTCTCATGCCGCACCTACAAGCGACCACGTCACCATGTGAGCGGTCTCGTCGCAGGCGTACAGGTCCTGCACTTCAGCGAGGCACGACGCACACACATGCCACGCCTCGCGGTTCCCGTGAGCGGTGGTGTATTCCACGATGTACGCCGCACGCGGCACACCCGTGAGTAGGTCGCACCACTGGCAACCCTTGTCCTTGTCCATGATTCTCCAATCTGTGAAGTGACTCTCACTCCGCACTCCGCACCCGTTCCCGGATGCGGGATGCGCAATGAGTTGCAACGTTGCAACTAGTCAGGCTCAAAGCAGGCGCGCCAAAGTCCTCCCGCGCGAGCTGCGCTCGGGGAGTTGCCTTCGGACGTGCCAGTAGCCCGCCAGGCGTATATCCCTGGCGGGCTACTGTCCGCGTGAACTACGCCGCGACCTTCGCCGGGGCGGGCTTGGCTACCTTCGCCGCGACCAGTGCACGGTGCGCGGTCATTGCCGCTTGCAACTCCGCAAGCGCCGCAGTGGTGTCCTTCGTCACGGTGCCGCTTGCGGTCATGTCCGTGATTCGCTTCGCAAGCGACCGGGCGAGAGTGGCGACGCTGTCCGCCGGGACACTCCCGCCGGTCCTTGCGTTGCGCTCGTTCGGGGTGTCCGCGTCCGTGTCCTTGACCGTGACCGCTTTGCCTCCCGCGTTGCGCGGGGTGCGCGTGTTCCGCTTGGCAGTGGTGAAACCCTTGAGCGTGTCGGCGTCGGTAATGGCGCCGCCCTTGATCGCTTCCAGCAGTTCCGCCGGGCGAACGTGAGTAACGGCAGTAATCGCCGCCCCCATTGTCGCCCCGCTCACCTTCGTGTCAGTGACCTTCGCAAGTGCGTCGGCAACCTTCGCCGCTGAGAGGATGCGGGACACGCGAGAGGCGTCCTTGAGCCCAATCGACTCTCCGACACTCTTCGCGGTGACCTTGTCCGCCTTCACCGTGTTCACGATGAACGCCGCGACCTTGTGCAAGCGGAGCCCGTAAGTGGTATCGACCGCGTAATGCGCTTCGGACCACTTCGTGACGATTGCTTCCGCTTCCGAAAGGGTGATTCCCATGATGTACCTACCATTCCGCCCGACGTATCGGGCAACCGTTGCAACGTGTTGCAACAACCCTGCACTGTGCAGGGAAACCTAGAGGCAGGCAATCCAAGCGGACACGCGCAAGTGTCGCGCTGTCCTAGTTCACGCTATCGAGTTATCAAGGTTCGAACGCGGGCCCCGCGCTGTCACCAGCGGAACCGCTAGAGACATGATGAGGCTTGAGCCTGCCCTATGTCAAGCCGGGAGCCTGCCCGCGTGTCGGACTGTTGCAACGTAGCAACCCACGCACCCCGGCGACCCCACGGAAACGAAAGAGGAACCGTGCGCGCGTACGCTCTCTGGCCTGGTTTGTGCTTGTGACCCCACTACTTTCCGTAGTACGTTAACTGGGTTGTTGTAGTACATAAACCACTTGTTGTAGTACAGTAACTACTTGTTGTACTACGAAAAGGAGTTGAGGTGCGAATCGGTCGGCCCCCTACGGTGAACCCCCGGAATCAGTTGGTGAGCGTGCGCCTGACGGCGCAGGAGAAGGAGCGGCTTGTGGAGGAGTACGGGTCTGCGAGCAGGGGGATGCGATTGATGGTGGACGCCCATTTTGGGGATGTGGTTGTCGCGGCTGTGGAGCCGAAGCCGGTTGAGGTGCATCGGCATCGTCGCGGCGCTGTGGTCAGAACGGAGTTCCGGAAGGGTACTGAGGTGAAGGTGTACCTGTGTTCTGGCTGCGGAGAGGAGCTCGGCTGATGGGGTGGGTGAGGCGGATACCTCGAAAAGGGGTTCACGTGTGCCGGCTGCCGCTGGTGACAGATGCTGCGGTCGGGTCTCACTACCGCTGCGATGAGTGCGCCCAAATGTGGGCCATCCGCGAAGAGATGTATGTCGGCGGACCCCTGGCGGGGCAGTTCGCGCAAGTGTGGCAGCGGGTGTTGGAACCGGGGATATTTCCAATGCTGCCGGAGCCGAGCCGGGCGTCTTCATCGGATGCGGCCGAATCATGACCGCGCGCGACCCGGCGAAGTCCACCAAGATGCAGTACCTGTATGTGGGCACCATGAGGGGCGCCGCGGACTGGGCGAAGAGGAACGGCGTTGACCGTCGCGTCGTCCGGCCGGCCACCTTAGGGGACCAGATTCTGCAAGGGCTCGGGGAGGAAGACTTGCCGTATGTGGTTGATACGGGGGAACGGCTGGTAGCTCAGGACCGGCTTCGTGTCGAACGCGCGCTGGAGACGCTGTCATATCTCGAGGCCGTCTATGGAGTGGAGAGGAAGGTGTGGGTGCGATGAAGCCATTATCTGAAATACAGGCTCCGACGTTTTCGAGCACAGCAACAGGAGCTGCCGGGACCGCGTTGAGGGTCTTCGGCTACTTCGTCGTGGTGGTGTTTTGGATGGTGGTCGGGCTGATGTACGCGGTGTGGATAGGCATGAAACTGCTTGTCCTCGCGACCGCATGGATTCTTCAGTTGTTCCTCATCCCCTTCCGCTGGTGACGTTGCGGTAACCTTTACCCATGCCAAGGACAGCCAGAGGCACTGAGCCCATCGTCATCGTCGCGGCCACGAAGGTCACCGAATCGGAACGCGCCGAACTCATCGAGAAGTACGGGACGATGTACGGGGCGCTGCGTGCGGCCGTCGAGTGCATCACCAAGGAGGAATCATGAAGTGGGCAACGGTCGCTTTCGTGGTAGGCGTGACCGGCATCCTGGTCGCCGCCGCGGTCACCGTTTTCGGAACCTCACATCTGGTGGGTAAGCCATGAAGCGTTACCGGAAGAAGCCCGTCGAGATTAACGCCATGCTGTGGCAAGGCGACCTGCAACGGGCAGCTCTCATCATCACCTGGATTGAATCCAATGGTGGGCAGGCGGACTACTACGCGGTGGACGGCGAGGACGGAAAGCGCGAAAGGTTCATCGCCATCGAGACTCTCGAGGGCGTCATGAAAGCCTCGCCAGGGGACTACATCATCCAAGGCGTGCAAGGCGAGTTCTACCCCTGCAAGCCGGACATCTTCACCCAGACGTATGAGGAGGTTGTGTGAGCGTCGTCATCCACGATGACCTGAAGCCGTACCTCGTCGCGATTGATACCATCCACCAACACCCCGACAACCCCAACTCGGGTGACGTGGAACTCATCGCAGAATCCATCCTGACGAACGGCTTTTACAACCCTGTCATAGTGCAGGCTTCGACCGGCTACATCCTCGCCGGCAACCACCGTTACGCCGCCATGCTGTATCTGGGTCAAAGCCACATCCCCGCGGTCTCCATCGACGTCGATGACGCCGCCGCGCTGAAGGTCCTCATCGCAGACAACCGCATCGCAGAGATGGCTGAACGTGACCCGCGGGCGCTCGAGGTGATTCTGAAGCAACTCGCCGCCGAAGAAACCCTCGTCGGCACCGGCTACATGGAAGACGACTTGGCGGACCTGATGCGCCTCAACCGCATCGCAGACCACGCCCCCCTGAACCCTGGCCTTGACTACGGCGGGGATTCTTTGCCCGCGCGTAGCGTTGTCGATGTCAGGGTGGTGGTGAACGCCAGCATTGACGAAGACGGGCGCCGACACCCCATCACCAAGGAGGAGGCGGAAGAACTTGTGGCCGACCTTCGCGAACAAGGATTCCAGGCGGTGGGTGAGTTCCTTGGCTGACAACGAAAGCATGGCGCTCGAAGAAAGCCAGGCCCTCGAAACCCTGCCGCCAGCCATGAGCTCGGAGCAACGTGTTCGCGCCGCGCTCGCGCTGAAAGTATCTGGTGCGGACTATGCGGCCATCGCCAGGCACATGGGCTACGCCAACGCCGTCGCGGCCAGGAACTCCATCGAGCAATACCTTGCCGGCCTCGTCACCGACTCCGACCTTCGTCTGCAACGGACCATCGCCTCCGAGCGCATCGAGCGGCTCCTGCGCGCCGTGTGGCCCAAAGCCATCGCGGAAACCATCAAGGTCAACGGCAAGGACATGGTCAACACCGAGCAGCTTCAGTACGTGCGAACGGCGCTGCAGCTCATCGACCGCTCCGCGCGCCTCCACGGCCTCGACGCTCCCCAGAAGTTGGAGGTCACCAAGCCATCCGACCAGGAGATGGTGAACTGGGTCTACCAGATGGCCAACCAGGTGGGACTGATGGGTGTCCGCGAGGCGGATGACATCATGGAAGCAGAAATCGTTGAAGGCGACATCGAGGAGGAGTGATGGACGGACTGGATGGACCTGGCCTCCGGCCGGACTGGGCTGACCGCCTCCTGCAACGCGCCGACGACACCCCGCCCAAAGCGAAGCGCAAAAGGAGCGGCAAGTGGGGAACCTACATCGGGACCAGGGCAACCCCAGAGTTCATCGCCCTCATCCATGAGGCGTGCTCCCAGCGGGACATCAACCTGGGGGCCTACATTCGCCGCGCTGTCGCCAAGCAGGTAGCCAAGGATTTGGGTGTCACCTGGGAAGAAGTGCTGATGTACACGCCTTACCCGTGCTCATACACGGGGAACCGTTCGCTGCGTGTTGTCGCCGGAACAGCGAACACCGCGGAACCGGACGACGGCAGCGGCTTCGGGGACTGGCGTGACTGACGTTGCCACCAACCCGTTCACGACTTGGGATGAGCAGTCGCAGCTCAAGGCCGCGCAAATGCTCAAGGACCTCGAGCGCGACCCGCCCAAGGTCTGGTACTGCCTGAACGGTCGCAAGTGCGGTGGCAGCCCCCACGAGGGGGTTCCCTACAACCATGCGCGCCCCGACCAGTGGCCTCCGGCGCTGATGTTCTTCGTGTGGCTCATCATCTCCGGCCGTGGGTCTGGCAAAACCCGGACCGGCTCCGAGTTCGTGAGGAAGAAGTCGAACACCTCGCCGCGCATCGCCGTCATCGGCCGGCGCATCTCCGACATCCGCAATACGCTGGTGGAAGGGGAGTCGGGACTGATTCGCATCTGCGAACGCGCGAAGGTCGGCTACCTATGGGAACCGTCGAAGCGCATCTTCACCTTCAACAACGGGTCGAAGGCTTTGTTCTACTCGGGCGAAGAGCCCGACGCCTTGCGTGGCCCTGAGCATTCGGACGCCTGGCTTGACGAACCGGCTCACATGGCGCTCATCGAGGAGGTGTGGTCGAACCTGCTGCTGGGGTTGCGCCTGGGCAAGGACCCGCGGGTGCTGTGTACATCCACGCCGCTGCCCATCAACTGGCTGAAGGAACTCATTGCCCGGCCTGACACCCTCACCGTGAGGGTTTCCACCTACGCGAACCTCGAGAACCTCGCGCCATCGTTCCGCCAGAACGTCATCGACAAGTACGAAGGCACCCGACTTGGTCGCCAAGAGTTGCACGGTGAGATTCTGGAAGACGTTGAGGGCGCCTTGTGGAACACGGAACTCATCATCGCCGCTCAGGATTACCCGGATGACCTGCGGCGGATGCTCGATGTGGTCCTTGACGTGCGCGACCTCCCCTTTGACCGCGTCATCGTGTCAGTTGACCCCGCGGGAACGTCCACAAAGCGGTCAGATGAGACCGGAATCATCGTTGTGGGGAAGCTGGGCAAGTATTTCTTGGTGCTCGATGACCTCTCAGGCAAGTATTCGCCGGATGGGTGGGCCAAGAAGGTGGTGTTCGCCTACGAGAAGTGGCGCGCGGACCGCGTTGTGGCTGAGAAGAACTACGGCGGGGACATGGTTCGCTCCAACCTGAGCAATCAGGAAGAGAACTTGCCTATCACTCTCGTCACTTCACGTCGCGGTAAGGCTATTAGGGCAGAACCTGTGGTCGCGCTCTACGAACAGGGCCGCGTTTTCCACATCGGGAACCTCAAAGAGCTCGAGGATGAGCAACTGCGATGGGTTCCAGGCACAGGGGACTCCCCCAACCGCATTGACGCCGAAGTTCATGGCATCACAGAACTATTCGGAGGCTCCTCGGAGGCTTCCGTGACTTCTGCGCGCGGGGAAACCATCATGCCGGCCCTTCCAGGCGTCCCCAATGCACCAGGCATGCAACGAAACCGAATCCCAGGAAGGATTTACACACCATGAACGCGCTTACCGTGCTTGGGGCAGTCATCGCCCTCGTTTTTGCCTCCGCCAGGCTCACCAGGGTCATCGTCTTCGACGACTACCCGCCTTCGCGGTGGGTTCGCAACAAGTGGGACCAGTACACGGCCACTTCAGGGTGGAATGAACTCTTCCACTGTCCGTACTGCATGGGCGTGTGGGTTGCGCTGCCCCTGGTGGTGCTCGCGGCTGGACTCACGCTGGGCTGGGGGATTTTCGGAACGCTTGTTGGCCTGTTTTGGCTCGTTTGCGCCTGGTTGGCCGTAGCATATCTCTCAGGCATCATTGTTGCGACGAACTGGGGTTAACCAATGCCAAGGCGGAACGACATCCGGGCGACGGACACCGCTCCCAACGCCATCATCGCTTCCGCCACCAACTTCGGTGCCCATGTGGGCGCCGAGATGCCGCGCAGCAAGTCTGGCGGATGGCAGGACGCTCTGTGGAGTTACTTCGACGCCGTAGGTGAGTTCGAGTTCGTTGCGAACTGGGTTGGCTCCATGCTTTCTCGAGCGCGGCTGTATCCCGCCGTCGATGGCAAGGAAGTCACTGAGGGCCCCGCCTTCGATGCGGTCAACGAACTGTTCGGTTCAGCGCAGGGGCGCGCGGCAGCTCTGCGGGAGATGGGCGTTCACCGGACGGTGGCCGGGGAGTTCTACATCGTGTCCTTTGTGCCGTTGGGAACCACGCGCCCAGTGTGGATGATTCTGGCCCCTCAGCGAATCAGCAAGAATGGTAGCGAGTGGAAGATTGACGGCAAGCCCATCCTTGGTCGCGAGTTGCTGGTGATGCGGTCGTTCATTCCTCATCCTCGAACGCCCAATGAGGTCTCTTCCCCGTCGCGTGCAGCCCTGCCGATTCTGAACGAGATTTTCCGGCTGACCCAACACGTTGACGCTCAGGTGTCTTCTCGCCTTGCATCTGCCGGTCTGATGTTCCTGCCCAACGAGATGACCGTGACGTCTGCGGCGAACCGTTCCGACGAAGAGGAAGGTCAGTCGGGCGGTGCGTCAGGCGACGTTTTGGTGCGCGAGTTGATTGCCACCATGAAGACGGCCATCGTCAACCGCAACGACGCTTCCGCTCTGGTTCCCATCATCATCACCGCGGAGGCTGACGCCATCAGCGCCGTGAAGAAGGTGGACTTCTGGACTGAGTTGGACTCGCACGCGCTCGAGCTGCGGCAGGAAGCAATCCGCCGTCTGGGCTTGGCCATGGATGTTCCGCCAGAGATTCTTACCGGGTCAGGGGACGCCTCCCACTGGCAGGCATGGGGTGTGGACGACGCGGCCATCAAGGCTCATGCCGAGCCGATGCTTGACGGATTATGCGCCGACCTGACCGTTGGCTACATGTGGCCGTCATTGCAAGGCGTCGTTCCTGATGAGGAGTTGTACCGCTACTCGGTGATGTCGGACACGTCGGGTCTGCGAGTTCGGCCCAACCGTTCCACGGAAGCCATCCAGTTGTACGGCCTTGGCGAACTGTCCGGCGAGGCCCTTCGCCGTGAGACCGGCTTCGACGACATCGACACCCCCACTGAGGACGAGCGGAAACTGTGGATGCTTCGCCGGCTGGCTGGCATGGCCGCAACACCGGAGATGTCCGCGGCGGCGCTTGACCAGTTGAGCATCCCCATGGACATTCAGGGCGACAGCAAGATGCGCGGTGCGGTGCCCAATGACGTGGGAGCCGACATCCCTCCGCAGAACGCAGTCCCCGGTGAGCAGGAACGTCGGGCGCTCGAGACGGACGCGAAGCGCAAAAGTCAGTCGGCAGCTCTGACTGCCGCGGCTGAGCAGATGGTGTTTCGCGCCATGGAGCGGGCCGGTAACCGGGTGAAGACGCGCATGAAGTTCGCTCCCGATGGGGTTGAACCATCCGAGTCGTACCTGTTCAAGGAGTGGACTGACGCTGAGGCGTCCTTCATGCTGGACGGCTCATTTGCGCAGTGTGACCGCTTTGCTGCTCAACTCGGGGTGTCATCTGACTGGTTGGCTGGCAAACTGGAAGCCTATTGTCGCGAGCTCATTGTGAACCGCGAGCACCACACAGCCGCACGGCTTGAGCGGTTCCTTGGAAAGGAGAGCGCGAATGTCCGTTGACATCGCTGAAGGCGAGACCCTTGACGTTCCGGACGAGGAGAATGCCGCGGACATCTCTGATGAGGAGATGCAGGCCGGCCTCGAAGAGATGATGCAAGAACCCGTGCCATGGCATGGAGTCCTTGCCCCTGTCGAGGTGGAGTCCGGCGACGGCCGCATGTTCAAGGCTGGCGCACTCACCCATCGTGACCTTCCGCTCCCACTCAAGTGGCAGAAGGTCAGCGCCGATGGTCACAACAACGACTTCATCGTGGGCAACATCACTAGCATCGAAGAGAGTGACGGGCTCATCCGTGCATCGGGCTTCTTCGCGCAAACACCGGAAGCCACAGGAGCCATTGAGTTGATGGCCACCAATATGCTGCGATGGGTTTCCGTCGATGTAGATATGGGCATCAGTGAGTTCGCTACCCGCTCCGGCAGGGTGCTTGTCCACGGTGACCCCATTCCTCCCGACGATGACCCTGTGATTCAGACCGTCATCGGTGGGCGCATTGCTGGCGCCACGCTGCTGGCCATCCCTGCTTTCCAAGAAGCCACCCTCGACATCGGCACATGGGAAGACCAAGCCACGGCACAGGCTGAATGTCAGGACTGCCAGCCGGCCGATGCGGAGTTCCGGCAGGTTCCCGCGGATGAGCGCAAGAACCTTGCCGACAAGGGCAACGCGCTGCCTGACGGCTCCTTCCCAATCGCCAACGTAGACGACCTGAAGAACGCCATCCAGTCCATTGGCCGTGCCAAGGACCCGGAAGCTGCGAAGCGCCACATCATCAAGCGCGCCAAAGAACTGGGGGCTGATGACCTCATCCCTGAGACGTGGGCCGGCTCGGTTGAAGAGTTCGCGCCAGGAACTCACGATGGTCCTGGCTGGATTACGGACCCGAAGCCAACGCAGCGCATCCGCGACTATTGGGTACACGGCAAGGGTGCGGCGAAGATTCGCTGGGGCCAGCCTGGGGACTTCAACCGTTGCCGAACGCAACTCGCGAAGTACATCCAGAACCCTGAGTGGCTTGCCGGAACGTGCGCCAACATGCACAAGGAAGCCATTCTGCTGTGGCCTGGCGGTGAAGTTCCCGGCAAGCATTCCGAGGAGGACGTTATGACCGCATCATTTACTCCCGCCTTCAACCTGGTGGAGGTGGAGGAGGCTGTTACTGCGGGCTCCTTCACCCCGCCGCGCGTGTGGTTCGAGAACCCCGAGTTGGCCGGGCCGACGCCACTGACGGTCACCGAGGATGGGCGTGTCTACGGACATGCCGCCACGTTCGACGTCTGCCACGTTGGCTTGACCGGCAAGTGTGTCCAGGCTCCGCGGTCTGCCACAAACTATGCCTACTTCCACACTGGCGCTGTGGAGACTGATGGTGGTCCGGTGGCTGTCGGTCACATCACCATGAAGACGGGCCACGCCGACCTGTCGCTGTCGGCCAATGCTACGGCCGCTCACTACGACAACACGGCGATGGTTGCCGCGGACGTCCATGCTGGCGAAGACCAGTACGGAATCTGGATTGCCGGAGCGGTGCGCCCCGGCCTATCCGACGAGGACGTGTACGCCCTGCGGGCTTCTGCGGTGTCGGGCGACTGGCGTCGCATCGGTGCCAGCATGGAGATGATTGCGGCGCTGGCCGTTAACTCCCCAGGTTTCCCCATCCCTCGCCTTGGTCTCGCAGCTTCCGCTTCGCAGGACTTCGCGCTAGTTGCCGCTGGTGTCATCGTGGATGACGCCCCTTCTCTCCTTGACCAGGCCATCGAGGTGAAGGCCATGGCCAAGGAGCTGGTGAAGGAGTTCGGTCTCGAGCGGGCTCGTGTTGAGCGACTGTCCGCAGCGAAGGATTCCCTGAAGGAGTTCAACCAGTCTCGCCGCGAGGCCATCCTCGCCAAGGTCAACGAGGAGTAGTCATGGCTTGCGCATGCCAAGGAAACAAGAACGCCGGCAACACCGCGAAGAGCGTCACCACGGTGGTCTCAAAGACGGGGACGGAAACCTCGTTCGGTAACCGTCAGGACGCCGAGCTCTTTGCTTCCCGCACAGGTGGCCGCATCAAGTAGTTAGATGCGGTGCCCCATGGGCCGAGTGCGAAGATTGGTCCGCATGGAGGTATTGAGGGACATCGAGATGGTCGAGCACGAGAGGTGCTTCGCTCCACTAGGGGTCACCGAGATGGCCTGACCGGCGCGGTATTCGCGTCGGCAGACTTCGCATGTTCCCTTGCGAGTAGCCGTAGTTGCTGCCATTTCACTCTCCTTTCCCTGATTTCCAGGGTATCCCCATGTTTCGGCTTGCGGAAGAGGAACTTTCGACTACGATGGCGATTAACACGAACCCGTCGAGGCATAGCCCTTGCGTGTGGATACAGTCATCCCACCCCGACAGGAGTTCGTTATGTCGAAGTTCGAGATTCCCGAGAGCATCAGTGAGCTCTCCATCGACGAACTGCTTGACCTTTCCACCGCCGCCAAGAAGGCTGCCGCCGACCTCGTGAAGGACGACGACGCTTCTGTGGACGAC